CAACCTTGAGCTTCGCATCCCCGATTTTCTCTTTGATTTTTGCGGTAATCTTCTTGCCGATGTCAGCCCACGTTACACCCTCTGCTTCCTCGAATCCAAGCAATTCGGCAACCTTGAGCTTTGCATCCCCGATCTTTTCCTTGATTTTTTCGGTAATTTTCTTGCCAACGCTGCTCCACGTGACTTCTTCGGAATCCTCAAACCCCAGCAGGTCGGCAATGAGGATTTTTGCGCTTTCTCCAAGGTCTTCCAGCTTCGCCTTGATGTTCTTCACAATGGACAGCGCAATATCTCCCCATGTGGCATCCTCCGGGCTTTCGATGCCCAGAAAATCAGCAATCTTAACCTTCTGATCCGCAGCAAAGGTTTTGAACTTTTCCTTCACTTTGGTCAGAGCCTGTTTAGCGATGTTCAGCCACGAAATATCATCGCCCCACTCAAGCGGATTCCCATTCTCATCAGTCAGGCCAAGCAGGTTTGCCGCCGTGACTTTGGCACTGTCGGCAACGTACTTGAACCCGTCCTTAATCTTCGTGTATGCCTGTGCAGCGATATCGTACCACGTAGCCGTGTCGGCATCGTCTATACCAAGAAAGTCCGCAATCTTGATCTTGCTCTTTCCGATAATGTCCTTGATATTGCCGAACTCCCGAATGGCAATATTGCTCAGATATTTCAGGGCAGACGGAAGATCAGTCACTTCAACCCGCCATTTGCGAACATCCAGAGATATCTTGTTTATCGTGTTCCCGAGCGTTTTTAACAGGGGATTCGAGCTTGTGGACATGATATAGCCGAGGGAAGTCAGCTCCTGTCCAGCGGCCTTTATAGCCCCATTCAAGCCGTTTTTATTGAACGCTTTCGTGATTGCGGTCAGGGAACTTGTTCCAAGCTGCGTCATCTTCCGCAAGGCCGGAGTAAACTTGCCGGAAATAGAAATCATGGCCTCACTCAAAGCAGACTTGAAAATGGTCAAATCGCCCTTGAGATTATCGAGCTGCGTATGAGCCATTTCGGAAGCCGCCCCACTGGCACCGCCGATCTCCTTCCAAAGCTCACGCCAACGATCCGTTGATGTGCCCAGCAAGGCTTCAATGGCTTTCAGATCACGCTTGTTGAAAACCTCGCTCAGGAACTGCGTCCGCTCCTCCTGCGTCATTTCAGACGTGGCCTTGTTGATATCCTGCAGAATGTTGGGAAGAACCTTCATCCTGCCCTCGGAATCGTAAACCTCAATGCCAAGCTTTTTCAGCTGCTTTGCCGCTTTATCCGTTGGAGCCGTAAGAGAAAGCAGCACGTTCCGCAAGGCCGTGCCGCCCTCGCTGCCCTTGATTCCGTTATCAGCAAGCACGCCCAGAACCGCAGAAAGCTCCTTCGTGCCACCCCGCATGGATTTGGCAGTACCGCCGACAGTCAGAATCGCATCGCCCAACTGTTCAACAGACGTATTGGTTTTGGACGATGTTTTCGCCATCTGGTCAACGAGCGTTTCAGTCTGCTCCATTGACAGGCCCAAGGCAGATTGAGCATCCGTGACCATGTCGGAAGCTCTCGCCAGATCAAAATTGCCAGCCGCTGCCAGATTCAGCACTGTCGGCAGCATCCGCATGGAATCCTCAGCACTGTAGCCAGCAAGAGCCATGTAGTTCAAAGCCTGTGCTGCTTCCGTAGCTGAAAAAGCCGTTTCAGATCCCATTTTACGGGCAAAGGCAGACAGCTCTCCCATTTCAGCCGTGGTCTTGCCAAGGGTAGCGGCAACCTGTGACATTGCCGCATCAAACTCCATGCCCTCGTTAATGGATTTTTTCGTGAACATGACGGCTCCCGCAACAACGGAAGCCCCCATGATCTTTTTTATCAGCCCGGATTTTTTCCCGATCCTGTCTCCGAACTTCTGAAAGGCAGACTCCGACTGACCAAGACCGGATGCAAATTCAGCCGAATCAAGTTTGAGCTTCGCAGCAAGCTCAAATGCTGTCATCATGCTGTCAACCTCCTCACTATATCCTGCTTGATCTGTTCAGGAGTCCGTTCATCTGATACCTGTTTCTTGTAAGCAAATTCCATGTACGGCGGCAGCATCCACGCATCCCGGCCCAACATTTTCCCGATCATCCAAAGCGTAGTAGCAGTGTAATCCTGCCATTTTTGCTGTTTACGGATTTCAAGGATTTCAAACGAAATCGGAGCAAGGCCGTGCCAGCCGTAACGCTGAATTATCAGGCAGACTCTTCGCCGCTCGTCTGTTTGGAGGGAACGGATGAAGTAAAAAAATCTCGCAGGATATCATCGTAGCTCTCTTTGACAAGATCAATCGTGGCCTTGAAATTCATCTTGCCAACCTCTTTCGCTGATTTCTGGCACAGCGCACCGACAATTTCATACAGGCTGTTCTTGTGTTTGCGGAAAGCAAGCGAGCTGAACTTCGGCAGAATCTTCGGAATCGCCTTTACAATGGGCATATTCCCAAGGTTCTGCAAATCGTCAATCAGGCTCATCATTTCATCGTCTTCGCACAGAAAACCAAAAGCCGCCGAAATGCGTACCATCGCATCCGTGGCCTGATCATTTGTCATTTCAGAAATTTTCATGCTTTTGTCCTCCTCACAAAAGTCGAAAGGGGTGGGGAAAGTTCCCTCACCCCGTTATGGAATCATGTTAGGCGGTCTTCACCGCAAGGGTCACAACGCCGCTCTTGACAAAGCGTCCAAGCGTGTCAATGACCGCAACAGTCGCTTTCTTGTCGTTCGCAGCGGTTCCGACATTCAGAGCGGACGTGCCATCCCACTCCGTCCAAGTGTAGTCCGGCGCATCATGATAGATCACCGACGGAGCGGAGCTGGTGGAGCCGATCTTGTACACGTACTTCTGACCGGAGCCAAGAGTGTTGGTCGTGGTCAAAGCCGTCTCGCCGACATTGGTTCCGGCGGCACTGGTGACGGTGATGCTGCCAATTTCTCCGGTCTTATCAAAGAAGATAACCCGGAACGGAGCATTGTCATAATCCATCACTTCAGACTGCCGTGCGTGGAACTCGAATGTCATGGTTCCTTCGCCCTTATCGGTGAAGGTCAGCGAAAAGTCGCTGGTGTTGAAAGCGTTGTCCAGCTCAATCAAAATCAGACCGCCGTTGGCAAGATCGCCAATCCAGCAGAGTTTGTCGATATAATCCTGTTCAGGATCAATCGCCGTCCGCATGGTCACGGTGGTTTTCTCGCCGCTGGTATTCACATCGCCTGTCCCGAGCAGCCGCCTGAAATTGCTGGCATTAACCTCAAGCAGAGTTCCGCTCAGATAGGCATCCGCACTATCAACGAAATCACTGCCCTTGAACGGATACCGCATACCGTCCACTTCCGGCGTTCTTGTCTCCCGGGTAACGGTAAAGGAACCGCCACCACGGGTCACGCCAAGGATGTTTGTTTCAGCCGTCACGGCGGCGGCGATAGCCGTTTTCAGGGACGCAGCGTCTGAAATGGCTGAATGGTCGAAATCAATCAGGAAAATCCCGGCATTGAGCTGGAGATTTTTGAACGCATCCGACCGAATAGGGGAAGTCAGTCCCGGAGCACCCATAATCTTTTACCTCCATTCAAAATACTGTTCCGAAAAGTAAATCAAATGACAAAACCTTGCGTTTTATCATGTTGTCGCTGTCATCTCCCATAGGCTGCGCCCACGGAGTGCGCTTGCGGATTATAATTCCTCCGTCATCACAGGCGATAGTTATCTTATCGCCAACCATACGGGAGATTTCATCCACTTTGGCATTGATCCCTGTCCAGCTCTCCGTCCGATACCATAGCGAGGCGGTACAACTGACCCGCTCAAAGCCCTGATCCGTATTGACTGAATAAGTCAAATAGGGAAATGAGGGTTTCTCTTCGCCTGATGTCGGAACGGATATTGCAGGAAAAGCCGGAAGCCCGAAAGAACTGAAAAAGGAATGTATAGCGGCGTTTTTCGTCATTGCAGCACCCACTCCTCGGCAGTTACCTGTAAATACTGACCAAACATAGCAGAGGAAGGCGTTTGCTTATCATCACCGTCGCTGGTAATTCGAAACACCTTGCCGTCCCGCTTCCGCTTCAAAACATCGTGATACTCCAGTTTCGCATTCTTCCCGGTGGTAATCGTATACAGGGATGTTACGCCATCTTTGTCCGCAATCCGGGCCTGTAAGGAGGAATCAAACGTGATTGACGCCTGAAATTCCGTTCCCTCCGTCCATTCGGTGATAAACCCGCCT